TTGCAAATGCTCAATCAAGTAAAGGTCAACGTAGAAAAAGATTAAATATTGAGGAATCAAACTTGATGGACAATGTTACCTTTGAAGATGCTTTAGAGCCTGTAGTTGAAGTAGGACGTATTACAACTGGTAAGTTAGCAATTACAAATCCTGAAGAATTAAATCAACAGATTAATTTCTTTACAACGCCCGGCTTTAGAGGTTCAGACGAATATCGCCGTAGTCTACAAATGATTCGTGATATGCGTGATTTAAAAGGAAAAATTGTTTTAGGTTCAGATTGGATGCTTGGTTGTTGGTATGGTAGAGGTTCAAGTAAAAGCACTATTCTTAAAAAGAAAATGGATTCCTCCCCTATTGCTTTCGATATGAACTATGGAGGTAATTGGGTTGGTAGTGCAACCGGTGCTTTAGTAAATATCAACCGACTAATGAATTGTAGAACACTTACTGAGCCGATTCTTATGTCTACTTCTGAAACAGACGAATTTTATTTAGGCGTGGACGTTGCTCGTTCTCAGAAAAAGAGTAATAACCAATCTTCTATTGCGGTTGGAAAAGTTATTAGAGGTTCAGATGGAAAAATTGAAGAAGTTCAGTTGGCAAATATCATTCATATCTCTAATATGTTAAATTTCTCAACACAGGCTTGTATTGTAAAACGTGTTATGAAAAGATATTGTGCTAAAGCTGCAATAGTTGACGGTAATGGTCTTGGTGCTGGTTTAATTGATGAACTTATGAAGGAAACTTATGATCCAAAAACAGGTGAAACATATCCTGCTTGGGATACAATGAATACTACTGCCGAGCCGGAAACCAAAAATGCAGAAGAATGTCTTTATGATTTAAAAGCTCAGTCAGATCAAACAAGAATTATTTCAAATTTTATAGATATGATTGATTCATACAAACTGAGGTTTTTGGAAAATCGTAATGGTGGCGATTATGCTATTAAAGACGATGATGATTTAAATTCAAAGGTTATGCCATATGTTCAGGAAGAACTTTTCTTTCAAGAAGTTGGAAATCTTAAACTTATTCAAAATGGTAAGAATTTATCTGTTGAAAAAGTTTTGAATAAATTTGATAAAGACCGTTTTTCTGCGGTGGCATATTTGTTATATTACATAATTAAAATAAAAGACAATTCAAATGACGAAAATAAATTTAATGCAGAATCTTATGTTCAGCGATTAAAGAAATTTAACCGCAGACCTAATATGTATTGATTGGAGGTGATATAGATGGCGAAAGAAAAAATCCTTTATTCAAAAGAACAATACGATAAAGATGAAAAATCAATTCGTGATACCGAAGAAGGTAAAAAACCTTTAGATTTGGCGGCGTTTAAAAGATTGATGATTACCGAACTATGTTCCAAAACTGATGTTTTAAAAGATAACAGAGTTGGACTATATACTGTTGATCAGATTGAAAAAGCACTTGCTAATCCGAGTTTATATAATAAAGTTCTTATTGATACAAGTAAATATCTAATGGGTGTTTCTTCTTTCTATATGAGAATGAATAAGTATTTTGGAACAATGGGTTTATTTAATTATCGTATTGATACTTATGATGTGAAAGCTGATAAAGGTGCAGATATAATCCAAAAATATAAAGAAGATTATTATAAATTGCATAGTCAGCTTGAAAAAATGAGTTTAAAGCATGAATTTTCAAAAATAATGTCTGTATTACCTTCCGAGGATTTATTTTGTGGTTTAATCTTTGAGGACAATACAGATTTCTTTATTTTTAAAATGCCTTTAAAGATGTGTAAAATTGCACAGATTCAAGATGGTATTTTTAATTTTAAAATAAATTTATCTGCAATTAATCCTATTGATATAGGTTGTTATCCATTGTATTTGCAACAAGCATATTTGGATTATAGACATAAAGTTAATTATAAAGACGGATGGTATGTTCCAAGTGCAGATAAACAGATATGTATAAAATTAAATGAAAGTTGTTCTTATCCTTTGCCTCTTTTGATTATGTTGGCGAAGGATATTTTTGATATTGATATTTATAAAAAATTAAAATTACAAAAAGCACGTGTAGATAATTATAAGGCTATAGTTATTGAAATTCCTATTGATAAAAACACGGTAGATAAGCCGCTTTTAACCGAAGATACTATTTTGACTTTTGCTGAAATAAACAAAGAAAATATGCCTGATGATGTTGGACTTATCCATACTTTAGGTGAAGCAGAAGCAATCAGTTTTAAAGATAACACAAATAACACAAATAATTTGAGTGATGCTATAGAAAATCTTTATGATTCGTCTGGTGTGCCTTCTCAATTATTTAATGGAGCTACTGCGAGTACTGCACTTAAATATTCAGTTGAAAATGATGCAGCTATTGTTTATGCGGTATACAGACAATTTGAACGATACATGAATCGTTTCTTTAAATTGCGTAAATTTAATAAGACAAATTATAAATTTGCGTTTAGAATTCAAGATTCAACTGTATTTAATAGAAATGATGTTTCGGATGGTTATTTAAAAGCTGCGGAGCATGGATTGCCTTTTAAGGTAGACTATGCTGTATCACTTGGAATGTCAGAAAATAGAATGATGGGAAATTTATTTTCTGAAAATGTTGCTTTTGAGTTGCATAATCAACTCATTCCCCTCCCCACTTCTTATACTCAATCTACTGATGAAGTTGGTAGACCAACTAATGCAAGTCAAGGAAAGTTACTTGATGATAGTGGAGAGAAAACATTAGATAATGATTCTAATGCTAATAGGTAAAATCGCATTATTGCGTTTTTATATATTTTTACAGAAAGGAGGCTGAAAAGAAAATGGATATGAAAAAGTTTAGTAGACTACCGGTAGAATTTACAGTTAATGAAATCTTCGATGCTGATGATACTCGTTTCTTAGCTATTACTATTGATGTTTTACATGAAGGATTAAATTTCAATAACTCAATCTTTGAACGTGAAGTTGTTGATGCTAACGCCGATAGCATTAAAAATACACCTGTTCTTGGTTATATTGCAGTAAATCCTGAAGGTATGAAAGACTATCAAGGTCATGAATATAAAGAAATTGAAACTGTTGATGGTAAGAAATATGTATATGATGGTTCTGCTTACGGTGTTGTTCCCGAAAGTTGTAATTATCGTTGGATTAAAAAGGTATCGTCTGATGGAATTACACGTGATTATTTCCGTGTAGATGCACTTTTATGGACAAAGTTTGAAGAAGCAGTATCTATTTTCGAGAGGGATGGTGGCAAACCTCATTCTATGGAATTAGAACTTTCCTCTATTGAGGGCGAAGAGCTTGAAGATGGAACATTTAAGTTTACCAAATTCAAATTTAACGGTTGTTGTCTATTATCCAGTACTGATGAATCTATTGAACCAGCTATGATTGACAGTATTGCATTGCCGGTATTTTCTGTAGATACAATTTCACAGGATATTAAGAAAAAGTTAAACGAATATTCTCGTATATCTAATATGAATGGAGGAAAAGCGATGTCTAAACCTAACAATGACTTCACTTTGACCATCATGGAGAAACTTGACGAAATCAGAGCTTTACTTGATGAACATAGATTTATTGATAAGTGGGGCTATGAATGCGGCAGATATTATCTTGTTGATGTTCAGGGCGAAGAAGTAATCGTATGTGATAGAAAAGACCATTATAGACTGTATGGAATTCCTTACACTATGGATGGCGATAATATCAAACTTGATTATGATAATAAGAAAAGAAAGAAAACTCAGTATGCAGATTTTGAGGAATCTGGTGCAGATGAGCCTATCTTTACTATTGAAAATGTAGTTGCTGGTGTTGCTGATTTCATGGAAGGTCAGGTTACATCTATTACAGGTGAGAAAGATACTGCTGTTGAAAATTATACAACTCTTAAAACTGAGTATGATGAAATGAAGCCTAAATACGACAACTACGTTGCTGAGGCTGAAAAGCGTGAGGCAGAGGCTATTGAAACAGCAAAAACTGCTGAGTTTGAAAAATTCGATGCACACCTCTCTGATAACGAGAAGTATAGCGATTTGAAGAAAAATCGTGATAATTATACTCTCGATGAAATCAGAAGCGAGTGTGCTATTTTATTTACCGAGAAAAATATTAACACAGATTTTAGTAAGAATCCTAAGAGTGGTGTTCCCATGACTGCCGGAGTTCCTGAAGTGAAACCGGAGGCTGAGATTAATCCTCGTTATGGTGTACTTGCTACAAAATAATTGAAAGTGAGGTATTTCTAATGGATAAAAATTATACTGTTGTTGAAACTTCCAAACTTGCTGCTGTAAAGGGTGGCGGACATCTCTATAGTTTGATTGCTGATGAAGATATTCAGAACGGACATATCGGTTATGTAGGCGATCTTGCAGAAGATGTACAGGGACAGGAAACATATGAGTTCGGTACTTTTGATGCCGATACTATTAACGCTAAGAGAGCTGTGCTTGTTGCTCATCCTGAATGGGATTATGACGAAAGCAAGCGTACAAATCAGGCTCTTTATAATTACATCAATGAAGCTGGTGAGCCTTTTAGAGCTTATAGCTTAATTGAGGGTGATGTATTTGCGGTATCTGCTACTGGTTTTAATGCAAGTGGCGTGGATGGTATTGCGAAAGGTCAGTATGCAATTCTTGAAGCAGGTAAAACAACTCTTAAAATTGTTGCTACTGAAGATGAAACTGTTGGATGCGGTTTTGTCGCTCAGATTGGCGATCCGGTTAAGAGAGGTCTTGGCTTTACAACTGTAAAAGGTCAAACTTATGGCAGACCTTCTACTATGTATTGGGTACATGTTAAGAGAAATGACATCATTGACTAATGATATTTAAAAAATTTGAAAGCGAGGTTATTAATTATGGCTTGTAATATGAGTAAAATTGCAAATTTTTCTAAACCGAAACAGGAATTGATTGCAATGTGTATTGATCATTATACTGGCGATCTTGCAAACTTTGTTGCAGACAATGTAAAGACTGATGCACAGAGTATTGAATCTCAGATTAGAGATCGTATCACAAACGATGTGCTTGGTGGGGCTGAGTTTAACTTCCGTACATATCGTAAGTATAAGAATGACATCTTTGAGGTTATCGAAGTAGTCCTCGACCACACACTTCCTGAAGG